TCTTTTACACGATCTAAGAAATCTGGATCATCGATAAGACCTTTTAGGCTGTCGATAATATTGATACCTTCTGGACCACCTTTTAATTCAGTGCTCATAATGTCATTAAATTTTTCAATGGCAGCTTGTTGTGTTGATTTGTTTGGGCTGAATAGCGTGTCCTCGCCGTCTTGTGATAACTCGTCTTCGGCAACAATACTTTCAATAAAACTTTCAAATGCCATTTCTGGATCGTATGATTCTTGCGGCTTACTGTCTGGGATTGGAACGCCACGTCTTTTTAATTCTGCCTCAGCGTCTAGGCCCGTTACCAACAAACGCAAGCGCACACCATTTTGCATGGCATTTACTGCCTTCATCAAATAGTCATCACTGAAATTGCTGAGATCTCTACCTTCACCAGGTCTTCCATTGGGGTTTGGCGGTAAAGGACGGCCCGATGACCCTGGATTTGGCGGGGATGATATTGGCGGCATTGAGCCAGGCCCTGGTTGTGGACCAGATGTTGGCTTTGGGCTTGGTGTTGGCATTGCATCTTGTCCGGGTGTCGGAGCTCCCGGAGGATAGGCGCCGCCTGTTGTTGGCCCGGATGCACCTTGTGCAGATTGCGCGGCACGTTGACCAACCATACGATTCAAACGTTCTTGATCAGCTACTGTAAATGCACCGGGAGGCAAACTGCCATCTGGATTGGGCAATGTGATACCGCCTTCGTCTAATAAATCGTCTGGAGTTAGCTCTCTAACAGGAATTTCGCTTTCATCAATTAGACGGAAGATGTACGGAAATGCTGTGCGTAGGTCTTCATTGAATGTGCGAATAGTCAAACGATCAATAAAGTCACTCATGATCTCTTCTGGAATCATTTGTTCATCACGTGCTTTAAAACTTTCTGCAAATGCTTGATAATACGCTGGACGTTGTAGTCCGTTAACTTCTTTTTTAATTTCTTCAATACGGTTAAACACTACATCAGTAATGCCGCCCATTGCTTCTGACAATGCTTCATTACGATTAACATAACCTTTAAACTTGCGTAACTGTGCTAGTTCTTCGCTTAGGCTAGTAATGTGTTTGCCAATAGCATCATAAGGAATACCACCTGCTTTTAAATGTTCTGCTAGAGCACGAGCACCGTTAAGATGTTTTACTGGATATTTAAAACGTTCACCTTGGCTATTTTCAACATAGATACTTTCAATGTGCATGGTACGGCCAGCGGCAAGATCTAAGTTAACAGGCTGACTGTGTTTAACAACTAAGCGTGCCTCTCCCAAATCTTGGTAACTAATCTTGCTAGTTCCATACATTTTATTTTCCATTATAGGTTCCATGGGTGCTATTTCCTTGTGCTTTGCTTTAAAATTATAATCACGTTTATCTAAACTATCCTTGCCAATGTTTTGAATATCAAAATTCAATAGACGATCTTTAGCAAATTGTCTAAAGCTACGGAAGAATTTAAATGCACTAGGATGTTTGCTATCTGCTAAGTCGCCGCTAATTTCAACAACAACTCCGTCATCTTCATCCAACGTAATAGCCACAGTTCCCAAACTCACACCCTGCTCTTTGTAGTCAAACTCAAAGAACCTAGCATGGGGGATATCTGCTTTCTTGCTCAGTACTTCACCACTTTCGTCCCCAATTTTTATGTTGGGAAAACGTGTTTGGATCTTACCATACAAGTCTAATGCTATTTTATCTAAATTCGTGTTCATGATATATTTATCCTAGCCCATGGATATGTATATGGGCAAAGGTGGCTCGTAGTTTTCATCCACAGCCCAGTCGCTATGCACTTTGATCTGGTCAAATACTGCTGGATCCCATTCAGCCAGCAACAATCCCATGCGTATGATCAGCAAGAACGCTGCCACCAAATCATCATGTTGTCCTTCTTTGGCTTTGAAGCTGGTACCTGCGGCAATGTAACTTTTAAGCTCGCTGATTAAGGGACGACTGTATAATGTACACTTGTCTTCTTCCACAAGATACTTGATTTTGGCACAGGTGCTGATCTTTGAGCCAAATGTAGTGTTGAATCCTTTGCGGAATTTTTTAACATGCCCTTTGCGCATGGGTTCACTTAGAAACAACCCCGGGAATGTTTCTTCTCCTAGATTTTCAATTACAACTAAAGCACTTTCTCCTACGGTATTGTTTTCCACACTCCAATACAGCTGATTATAGTTTTCTGCACCTATCTCGTCTTCAATAAATTTCAGCATATCGCGGAGTATTTTTACCTGTTGCTGAATAGGCGTGATATTGTGTTGCCACTCTGCCACTTGCGTCATACTGGGCATCTCAAACACTTCAATGGCACCATAGTCGCCGCCGGTACCTAAACTAGGGTCTAACGCCACAAGATATACCTTGTCTTTTTCAGGTTTCTTCCACCAGCGAACTTGACCTTGTTTAAATGCAGGTTCACGTCCTACTAGCTCGGCAAGTTTAATACTATTGATAAGTGTCTCATCGAATACTAGGAATTCGCAACCATACTCACGACGGAAACGTTCTTCGCCAATACGTCCCATCTCAACACGTTTCCATTCTTCGTCCCGATCTGGATGCTCATGCCATTCAGCTTTGAAACCGTGAAAGCCGTTGCGTCCTAACCCGTCGTCTCTTGCATTGCCATACTCGTCAAACGAGTCCTTGCTTTCTTTCCAAATGATAGCAAACTCGTCTTCGTCACTGTTAGGTGTTGAAGTGATGATTGCTCTACCACCAGTTGCTAGTGTTGGCGATATTGAAGTCCAAAATTCTGTAGCAATGTTAGGTTGTACGAAAGCAAACTCATCGCAATATAGTAAGGATATGGACATACCACGACCGGTGTTACCAGTAGTAGTAGCTGAAACAATTCTTGATCCGTTGTCAAAATCTATACTCCCTTTGTTATAACTTACAACACCTGCACGTATGTAGTCAGGACATAGTTCGTATCCATAGCGAATACGTTGCATGATTTCTTGGGCGCCTGTATATTTGTGCGCGGCCACCAGAATAGTTTGATCTGGATGAAACATGGCAAACCACAACAAGTAACTGGATGCACATGTGGTTTTACCACTTTGTCGTGGCAGCATGTTTATGTTAAATCTATAATCATGATATGCGCTCAACAATCTTTCCTGATATTCGTAAGGTTCAAATTTTACCTTGCCTTTAACAGGATGTTGTATGTGAAAAAAGTTTTTAGCGAAGTGAAGGTACCCCAATTCCGGGTCCATACACAGAGCCATGTCTATGACTTCTTGTTCAGTGAACTTTTCTTTTGTATGCGCCTTTTTGGTCAGTACGCCATCTAATGATTTTGCCATACTGTTATTTACACAAAAAAATAGCTCCCGAAGGAGCTATTTGGCACTGGTTTACAGAGTGCTAACTGCGACGAATTTTATCCGTTTAATCGTTTGTTTAGTGCCAGCATCTGTGATACAGACTCGTCCAGTCTGCCATCTTTCTCTGCACTCTTTAGCATGTCAACACGATCTTTGTATCCAGCTATGCCTGGTTTGATATCTTTGGCAGCTTTCTTCTCAGCATCCGTTGGATTCTTAACATGCTTCATTGTGGTCTTTTCTTGATGGCTAGCTTCTGCAACTTCTTTTTCTTTTTTGCTTAGTTTTTCAGTCTCACGACGAGCTTTATCGCTTAGGTTAGTTACTTTGCCGCGGCCGTCTTTCTTTTTAGCTTTGGTCCATTCGCCTTCATCTTTCCAACTGACTACTTCGCCCTTCTCGTTACGAGTTTCTGTACGCTCTTCTTTGATAGCGGCATACATTTGTGACAAACGGCTTACCAATTCTTCGCTGACATTGGTTGGTTCACGTAGTGTGTTACTACCTGGAACACGTTGTAACGGACTTGATTTACCTTTACTATTCATGTCATCACCGCTGAATGTTACAGCACCAATGCCATGTGTGTGATGTCCACTTGCACCATCTACACTATTGCCCCATGACTCGTTTTCATCGTCGATAGTTTCGCCAACTTCGTACTCATGTGTCATTGGACTTTCTTCGCCGTCTAGTTCTTCATGTGCTAGTTTTGCAACTATGTCGCCCATGATTGGCTCTGCTGGATCAGCATCTGGTTCGCCGAACAACTGACTTACATCGTGTTGGTGTGGATCTTTATTTTCGCCATCTTCAATATTACGTAAAATTTTCATTAAATCGGCAATGCCACCCGATCCGCTACCATTCATGCTAACATTCATAGTTACATTGTCTTGTTGCTTAGGTGCGCTTGCCGGGCCACCGATAGCAACTGGCATACCGCACTCGGTGTCAGCCGGTACGTTGTCGTGTGTTGGTGCCAAAGGAGGCATTGTACTTTCGTCAATACTCTTTAATTTTGACATTAAGTCTTGTAAATTCATTATTTTATCCCCTTGAATGGATTTGGAATTTTATTCTGTGTTGAACCCATTGCGCTCTTTGCGCCAGGTTGTATTGCAACAGATTTTTTATATTCAGCAGCCATTCCAGGTTGGCTAGTGGCTAAAATTTTATCGTTAACACCTTTGTATTGTGTTAATGTTTTTGGTGTTTTAGCCAAATCTTTTAGTAAATCGTATTTGTGTTTCTCACTAACCAAGTGACTGTTATCGCTAGGTTCTTGCATTGTACCGACCAGTGCCTTGCCTGTACGCTCATCATATTCGTGATTAATTTCTTTTTCTAATTCTTCTGCTAGGCTAGAAATTTTAATATGATTATGCGTAACAGCCAGTCCAGATGCAATGCGATCACGGATTTGTAATGCTGTAGCTGGGTAACTTGTAGTGATATCATACACTGTCATTTGTGTATTTCTGTGCTCGGGAAAATCTGATTGACGTTCGCTAATTGGTGTTGTGCGTCCACTACTAACAGTAGCTACATGGAACTCTGCCAATGCGGCTTTGATTTGTGCCACAGCATCTTTGGCATGGTCGCCAGCAATTTTTACTTTAAATTCGTAAACTTTCTTGCTTTCTGTTAAGTATTCTTTAAATGATTTCATAGTGTGATCCCAGTATTGTATTTATTTCATTTGCTTGAGTTTTTCTAGCAAACTATTGCGATCAGTTACGATGAAGCCGTCTCCGGGTATACTAACACTGTCATCTACGCCTAGTGCATCCTGATCTAGTTTTTGTTTTTTCAGCTGAAGATCGATCATTTTCAGCTTTTTATCTAACTTTGCACTTTTAGCTTGTATAGCATGTCCTAGCATACTGGCGGCTACTTCAAACAATCTGCCGCTGTATCTAGCTTCAACATTCATGCCTAAATCCATAATGTCGTCGTAGGCGTCTTGCGCTTTTTGAGCAAGAGAATCTAGTTCAGCATCACCTGCATCGCCCAAGCCTTTTACTTGTGGCAGTGCGGCTGATATCTTATCGAACTCGCTCATGTCACGGAGGAACGGTGCCGCTACTTCTGCTTTGGCTTGTTTCTTTTCTTCTTCCTTGACAATCTTCTTGCTTTCGGGTAAGTTTAATAGTTCTTCAAGTTTCTTAGTCATAATATTACTTATGCTTATAGCTTGCCGAATATATCATTTTCGTTAAGAATACGGAATTTTATGCCTTGTTGACGGCACCATAAAGTGGCAGCGGCCCATTTGGATTGATTCTTAACATACTGTGCTTGATTGTATTTGTTCTTGCCTACCCGTTCTAAAATAGTTTGGCTAGCAGGTTTAATTTCGATTAGCTCTGTAAGAATTTGACTGTTCTTATCAGCATACTGAATGAAAAAATCAGGCACATATACTGTTTGTCTGTTGGTCAAAGGATCTCTATAAGGGATTTGTATGGCCTCACTGGCCCACTTTAGTACATTATCATTATTGTCGCAAAAGTTCATAAAACTCCATTCCCAACTGCTACGATATGTAGGACTTTTAGTTCCTACATATTTGTGAGGGTGTTTCATTGCGAACTTGCCGCGAGCAAATTTAGCCATTTTATACTAAAATGTTACGACTTTCGTATGTGTCAGTTACTACTTTAACTCTATAACCTAACAAACTAGTCTTCTCTCTACTGTTGTTTAATACTTGTGCAACCACTTGACTAAGTTGAACATCGGTGAGATTTTTTAAACTGTCTAGTAATTTAAACACGCTAACATTTTCTACTCTAGCTTGTGTTAGCATTACTATTGCTGTGCTTCTTGCACTGTTTTGATCAAAGCCGCGCTTTAAGAAAAAACCTATAGTAGCATCAATTTCGGCCGCTGGAAAACTCAAAGCGGTCTTGTAATAATTGTCAAAGAATGTTTTGACATCAGTAGAAGTGGTGGCCGTAGTAGGTAAGTTTATACTCATGTTATTGTCCTAAAGTAATTGATTTAGCTACGGTGGTACTGTTTCCAGTGCTGGATGCTTGTGGAAATACAACTCCTGGAACACCACCAATCGTCTGCAATGGAACTGTAGTAGTTACGCCTGCTGTACCACCCGCACTCAATGGACGTTGTGTATTCTGATAAGCATTGATAGTATTAATTGTATTATTAAGAAAACTAGGAGCCGCAGTTTCTATATCAAGTGCCTGTACAAAACTTGGATTAATTGCAGTAGGGTCAGGATTTATACCAGTTAATGGACTGGGTTTTACATCATAGTGGTCAAGTCCAAAGCCTTCAGGAGCTCCTGCCTCTACGGCTCCAGTATCGTATGCTACCGCTTCGTATGCAAGAGTCATAGTAAACTCATGTGTTTTAGTCGAATCCCACGCTAATTTATTTCCATCCCAACTTTTAATTATGGGATTAATTAATTTGACACTGACCCATTCGTGTCGAGCCATTTGATAGATTGTAATATAGTTAAAGAACGGATTGCTACTGCTGTTATCTAATCCAAACGGAGTACTAATGTAATTGCTGTTTTGTGTAGCAGTTCGGCCGTATGCGCCTGTAGCTTTTGCACTGGTACTATCTGCATAATAGTAACTATAATAATTTTGCCACAGTTGATTCATTAGTCCCATATTATCGTCATAGCAGGTCAGCGACACATCACCGTATTTGTGAAAATACTGTATTTGTTTTTTTCTGTTATACTGATTTACTGGATCGATTGATATTTCAAACTTAGGAAGCGTTGCTCCTTTTATAAGCATGTTGATTTCCGTGCCATAACGAGTAACAATGTTGGCATTTTTCAATGCGGCCTTGTTAATATTAAATGCCACATGGTACTGGAAATCAAATTTTGGAGCCAGCCTAAATTGCTGATCCGAGAACATACGGGCACCATGCTGCCAATCTTTAAGATTAACCTTAGGGTCCGAATGTAAGTTAGGGGTAGATGTAAAGCTCATACTATTATTTATCGATAGAATAATATACGCATTTAATGGGCAGTCAGCAAAAAGCCTACCGGAGTAGGCTTTTTATTAAGAACCTAGTGTACTTGTACCACGTACTGTTTGTACTGATACAGCTGAACCTAATGATCCGCCTGTTGTTTGAATAGCGTTATCAAAACGAATGCTTAATTCAATTAGCATCGGTCCTTGCTCTTTATAAGCTAGTGTACCGTAGTTGACTTTCTTAACAAAACAACCATATAATTCCCATGTTTCCAATACTGTAGGAGTGTTAGTACCGTTACCACCGTCTAACATTTCAATACGCATTGTGAACTTGTAGTCACCGCCAGCTGCCGCTGAACTTTGTTCGAAGAAGTCAAATTGACGTTGCATTTGCTCGCCAACTAACTTAGTAACTTGTCCTGTAACATCGTCACGTAGCTTGATTGTGCCTTCTGACCATTTTGGTTTACCAGCATAATAAATCTTGCTGTTATAAATTTCTAGTGTTTGTTCTTCAAATTCAACAGTGGGACGGAAAGCGTCTGACACTTGCTTGGTCATTTCTGTTCTTGGAGTACTAACGCCAAAGTTTTCAAAGTTAATACGGAATCTGTATTGTAACTTTGGCATTAGCTGACCTTGAGAGCTTGCACTCTGGTCACTTGCTAATGGTACTGTGAAATTCGATAGTGATGCGATTGCCATTATGTTCTCCTAATTATTTAAGGCCTTTAATTGCACCAGTATTTTCTAAGCGTAGTGGAATGTAAATAAATTCTACTGCTTTAACTGGTTCAATCGCGATATCAACGTGCAATTCGTTTCTATCAATGCGAGCTGGTGTGTTGTTACTTGAGTCGCACACTACAAGATAATCATACAATGCACGCTCTGCTGTTAATTCTAACATTAGTTTTTCAACTAGTTGTTTGATTTCATTACGTGTAATTGTGTCGTTTGGTTCAAACACAAATGGTTTGGCCAATTGATTTAACTGGTAACGTAAGTAAATTACTAAACGTGCTACGTTAATACGATCCAAGCTACTAGCAATTAGCTGACGTGTCTTTTGTCCGTATACAACTAATCCTGTTCCAGCAATGTATGTAATTGGATTAACATGGATTGCCGCTAGTGTGTCGCGTTGTCCTACGTTTAGTGCAACTGTTACGAACTCGCCTGTCATGCCATCTACATAACCTACTGAGCTAGCATTTGTAACACCGCCACGACGTACACCAGCTGGTGCAAACCATGGATAAGAAACATTATCGCTCAATGCAATTGTGCGCAACATGATATGACTTGGAGGAACAACAATGTTGTTACCAATTAAGTCAGTTGTGTAAGCCCATGGATAGTAAACTGCTGTGTATGCGTCTGTGACAATTAGTCCGTCTTCGCCGTTATCTGCGGCAAGACCTGTATTGTTACCCCAGTTGCTTAAACTTGTAGCATTTGGTTCTAAACGTGCTGGACTATCTGCAACAATAAATGCTGTCAATCCGTTGTCGTTGTTTAGAGCAACTAGTTCGTCGGTTACTTCTAAATATCCTGGGCAACTTAACAAGTTGAAAATAACTGTGTCTGGTTGACGAATATTTTGATTAGCTTGGATTGTTGCGTTCAATGCTTTTAGTACAACACTACGTTGTGCTTTGCGTCCAAACTGTCCAACTCCCTTAACATCGTTAGGGCTATAAGTAACCCAACGATCTGGAGCATAGTTGGTCATCAATGTTGGACTTTGTGCATTATAAATTGTATTGTAAGTTTGTGTGTTTACATAACCTACAACATAACGCTTGACGTTAAATCCTGAACGACGTAAGTTCCATAGCAACATACCTTTTGGATACAATGCTGGGTTAGGACAGTCAAAGTCAACAAAGTTACTGTTTAACAATGTAACAATACTAGCTTGTGCTACTGTACCTGTTTGTGGAGTAGCCGCACTTTCAACACCCCAACGTGCATCACCGAATACAATACCTGCACCAGTAACTTGGTCTGTGTTGTCAATCAATACCCATTTCTTAGTCAAGTAGTTATACTTGTAGATCATTGGATATTCTTCTAAGTCTTGTGGATCAATCCAGATATCACCGTTGGCTAGTGCTAGTCCACCGCTTTGTGCAGTTGGCATTGTGGCTGAAATGATTGGACCATTTGGATCTGTTGTTCCGCCACCTACAGCATTTTGTGTATAGTTTAGATAACCAACCCACTTAGTTCCGTCATTAATCATGATGTCAGCATCGATGTTGCTGTCATACCATAATGTACCGTCTACTGGTGTTGTTGTTGGTGCTAGTAAACTTGCAGGTGCATAGCCGTTACCAGCTACTGTACTTGCCCACTGAGTAGCAATATACTTGCCATCGCTGCCGTTGCTAGATGGATCTGTGTAGAAATTACTTGTTGTACCAACTGTGAACAATTTGCTTAGTGGACTATCTGTACCGTCTACCAAACGCATATCGCCACCAGCTAAATGTGTAATTGTAATTACATTTGTAGTTGTGTTTAATGTAGCAGTGATCTTAGGATCAGTTACTGCGGCACTAAATGCTGTTAAGAACAACTGTGCATCAGTAGTTGCAGAAGTTGCATTGAACGATACTGTTACTGGAGTTGTCAATGATGATGAACCAATTTGGCTTTGAGCAATTGTAAAACTGTATGCACTTGTGTAACTTGTACCAGTAACTGTAACTGGACTAGATACTAACTGGCTTGTGTTAACTGTATAACTTGTAGCAGTTGTTGGAGTACCTGTAGCACTTTGATTAACTGCGTATGTACCTACACCGCCTGCACCGCCAATCAATGCATTGATATATGTGCCAGCTGTTACGCTACCACCGCTCAATACTTGTCCAACACTTAGTGTACCAGTTACTGCTGTAACGTTCAATACGCCTAGAGTAAATGTCAATCCTGATAATGTACCAACAGTGGTTGTAATTGCTACACCGCCTTTAGTTGCTGACAATTGAATTGCAGTACTTGTTGGGCTACCAATGATAAAATATGTACCAGCACTGATACCTTGGCTAGTTGAGCCAGTGATATAAACTGGCATACCTGCTGCCAATGTAAATGTGCTGAATGAGCTGATTGTAACGTTACCACTTGTTGTACTAGTAGACGCCGCAGTCAATGTGTTGCTTACTGTAGCAGTAATAGCTGTTGCTTGGTTGATTGTACTGATTGTTGTACCTGCGGTAACACCTGTACCAGTCAACACCATGTTAACTGCGTAAGTACCTGTTACAGTACCTGTCGGTGTAAACACTGTACCAGCGGCTAGTGTAGTTGCGCCGTTGCTGATAATACCAGCGGCACTAGCTGTGCCAGTTGCAACTGCTGGGAATGTACTTGCTGTGATTGGGCTAGAAACAATGTTTGTTGCACCAGTGCCTGTACGTCCGTAAATTTTAAAGTTAGCTAGTGGGCTAGCATATTCGCCGTCATTGTATTTGACATAAACTGCACCAACTGGAATATTAATACCACCACCCGATGCATCTAGTGAAGCCATAGCTGACTGATTATTAGCAAACAACTGTGTGGATTGTGTAATCCATGTGCTAGTATCTGCATTGTATTTCTTGACAAACCAGTTTGCACCTAAGTTAACTGAAGTAGTCTTGACCCATACAGAACCTGTTGGAGCACCGTATACTGATAGTTGGCCAGCATTGGCTGTACCATAAGCTACAAAACTGTCATAAGTTCCATACAATGGAACTGCAAAGTGTGGGCTAACTTGTAGTTGCGGTGCAATGTATGTACCAGCTACTAGTCCGTATACGCCTGGAGCTATTTTTGTACCTGTAAGTGTACCTGAAATAACAACGTTTACACTAGTTGAATAAAGCTGGATTGTGCTGTTAACATAAGCCGCTGTAACACCAGTAATTGCACCAGTGTTAATCAATCCAACAAATGCTGATGGACTTGAACTGGCTCCAGTAATAGTTGTACCGTTGATAATCAATGTACCTGTAATACTTGCACCACTATTGACCGAGCTACTAGTAACAGTTGGCCAAGCGGCTGACCATGCGCTTGTTCCGACTTCAACCCATGTACCTGCGGCTGTATCTGTTTGGAACTTTTTCAACCACAATTTGTTCAATGTAGTTGTAGCAACAATAGCGTAGTCGCCTAGTGAACCATAACTAGTGCGTGGTGTTGTACCGCTTAGTAAGTTTGAATCTGTAATAACAGTTATGTTGTTAACTGAACTTTGATTAATAAATGTTTGACCGTTTGTTGCAGTGGCCGCACTTGCATTCCACTGGAATACGCCAAAGTTAGTATCGGCTACGTCAAACCAATATGTACCGTTTGCTGGAGGAGCAGTTGGAGCACTGGTAGCGGCAATCAATTGTTTAGTGTCGACATCTGCACGTACTACATACGCACGGTTGCTAACTCCTAAGAAACTATATGCGGCTTGTAAACCATATTCGTTTAATTCGCCGGCATTAACTGGATTGTTGCTAGCGTCAGTTTGGAAGTAAGGAGTACCAAATGTTGCGCCTAAGTCTGCTTGACTTGTTAGTAGGTAAACTTTACCTGCATTTGCTTTGGTTGTTCCTGGAGCAGTGCCTGTGCCAGCACTGTTCATTTTATCTTGTTCTGATACTACGATTATTAGGGGTACGGTACCAGGTGCCGCTGGGGTGTAGAAACTTTCATCTACTACTGTTACGCTTACGCCTGGTGAACTTAATTGAGCCATTGTGTTATCTCCATGAGTACATGTTCTTGTATGTATTTAGTGGTTTTGAACAAATTGTACCAGTTATATACCCATGGAAAGGTCTTGAAAAGGCTTAAATAAAATATGAGACCACTATGTAGCTGTGGGCGGGCGCCTGTAGCCATTAACTACTATAAAAATAACAAACCCTACTACAGATCGGAGTGCGGGCTATGTGTTCGCGGGGTCAAGGAGCCCAGGTGGAAAAGTTCAGGCTATGCCGTAAAGTCAAGTTGCGACAAATGCGGTTATCGTAGTCTACATTCAGAAGTTTTTAATGTGTTTCATGTAGATGGCAATTTAAATAACTGCCATCCTACAAATCTCAAAACTGTGTGCGCGAACTGTCAAAGGACTCTTCACAAAGAAGGTGTGAAATGGCGTCAAGGGGGTCTTGTTCCGGACTTATGAGTGTTTGTACCTGTGCGTACAAATCGTCAATTGTTCCGTTATTGTCCATGATTGCATCAAACTTAGTACCGACCCAGGCAGTTTCGCTAGCATGAATTCCTAGCTTTTCCATGCGAGTTTTAGCCAACATCCAATTCATGCAAGTATCGCCTGCGTTCATATCTACAGCATCAGTGTACCACTCGGGTTCTGCACCACGTTTTACACGGATAACAATGCCGCCCGCATTTTTAATTGATTTGATTTCATTAGGAAATCTACAGTCGCTAATAACAATATCATCAGTGCTGTTACGTAGTTTGTTTTCTAAGCTGGCAATCCATATATCATCATGGAATGCTTTGCGGCAAACTTCTGTGCCCCAGTACTGTAAGATCCAGCGTGGGGTAAGATTGGGCATATTCAAACGTTCGCTCCACCACGGATCTACTTGTTCACGCCACTCACGAGCTTGTTTAGTACGACCTTCAAGCATAGTGCGGTCCCAACCAAACACTTGTGCTACTGCATCTTTGAGGGAGTTTGCAAACGATTCTCGTCTAAAACCGTGAAAGTTAGTAAGATAATCGGCAATAGTATCTTTGCCAGAACCAATAAAACCGCACACACCTATGATCATAGAACCCCCTAAAGTACTGCTAGTATATAACAGTTTTATTACAAGGTCAAGATATTTGTTAGCCAGTTATAAAGTAATAACCAGTTCCGCCGGCAATTAATGTTTCCAATTCTTTATCTAAATTGGTAATTTCTTCTTTAGCTTCGGCCAGAAGTGCTGTGCCGTTCAATGTAATCGGTGATCCAGGGCCTGCGATTGATCCAAATTTACTACGTGCTTGTCCAAGCATTTGTTTGCTAGTGGCAAGAGTGTAATCTTTTAACCATTGCTTGGCATAAACATCTTGTAACAACACCCAGTCTGGCCGATAGTTATAACTTTGCACAAGAATTTGTTCGCCTTGGGCAAACGGACGTTGCAAAATATCCAGCAAGTGGCTGGTTGGTTTCCATAAGAATTCTATGTAACTACCAAACATACGCCCTACCAATTTTTGATAGCCAGCAAAGGCATCATAAGTTGCTAGTCCGCCCATCATGCTACCCGACATAAGGTAGGTGTTTGTATAGGCTAAATTAAACGGTTCAAATAAAGTACCACCTGCACCAATTCCACTTCTTGAGCCAATAGCTCTACGAAATACTTGACGGACAGTAATAACTTCATCGGGCAGTCTGTATTCATTTTGATCCTGTATTAGTTCTAAGAACAAATAACTTTCTTCTACAGCGTTAGGACTGCGCTGACGGTAACGATTTAACGCACGATCTAAAGCAGTTTCGTAATGTATAGGGTCTAATTCTACATCAATCATACCTTCACCGAGCATTTGACGTACATAGTCAAATACTTTGTTTCGTTCTGTTACGGAATTAGATTGCGTACTTGGGGCTAAATCATCCATGTTTTGTTCTCCATGTATATTTAGCTGGCGATAAATATCATATGCCACGCTTATCCCTATTCAAACCAGAAAAAGGACTTGATTACAAGTTCATAGACCGTCAATCCAGCGAGATGTTCCAAGCTGGAGGAACCGACGTATATTTGCACAAATACATAGGTGCAAATACTACTGCTGATAATGCCACTGCATCTCAGCCCATGTATGCCGATCGAAGTGTGACAAACATACAAGATTTGTTATTTTTAGAAAATCGTGACGGCACGTACGATACACAAATTTACAGAATTCGCGGACTTTATAATGTAGCAAACATTGATTTTAATCTAAGTCAGTTTGGTCTGTTTATCGATAATGACACATTGTTTATGACTGTGCATATTAATGATTTTATCAAGTATATAGGCCGTAAACCTATAAGTGGCGATGTGTTAGAGTTACCACATTTACGCGATGACTTTGCGCTTAACGATTTTGATTTTAGTTTGCCAAGATACTATGTTATCGAAGATGTGGGCCGTGCTAGCGAAGGTTTCAGCGTTACGTGGTTTCCGCATCTATATAGATTAAAACTTAAACGTGTTACTGATAACCAGAAATTTGCATCAATCTTTAACGAGCCAGCAAAAGATGCTAACGGCGATCCAGTGGCAAATACCACCTTACGAGATTTATTAAGCACTTACAATGCAGAACTTAATATTAATGATCAAAATGTAGCACAAGCAGAAGCTGATGCTCCTAAGAGCGGACATGAAACTCGTCAATTTTATACATTGGCCGCAGACCCGTTCACTGGCAACCCTGTATTATCAACTGCTGACGAAACAGACATTCGCGCTAGTAGTGTTGCACAAAATCTCAATGCCAGTGCAGTTGCAGGTATGCCACAGCGAAGTGGATATACTGGTTACTTGCTAGGCGACGGATATCCTGATAACGGGTACGAGTTTGGTTTTGGAATTCAATTTCCTAATAGTCCAGTAACTAACGATTTCTTCTTGCGTACTGATTTCTTGCCTAACAGATTATTTAAATTTAATGGCAATGGTTGGATAGCTTATGAAGATAGTGTACGTATGAATATGACTAATAACGATACTAGAAATACATTAAAGACTAGTTTTATTAATAATACTACTTACATCTACAACGATAGTCAAGCGAGCGATGCTGTTAAATTAACAGTTGATGCAACAGTTGTTAGAACTCATGTTCCGTTTACATTTGCTACTTGTGCGTATGTTGTATTGAAATATCAAACAACTACACTGGCGTATGCACTGAGTGATCATGTTGGATTGTTTACCAGTTATCAATATACAAATTTAGATGGAGTTGTTACTCCATGCATACAAATCAATCTACCACTAGTTCCCAATACAACTAATATAGACGGTGGTGGCGCATTTCAAAGCTATCCGCCACCTACTACACAAAAAGAAGACGGTGGGTCTGCGGCTAGCGATAATCCAAGCGGTGTGTTAGACGATAGTACACAAGAAGTAATTCCGTTTACTGGAATATGGACTGTTACATTCTATAACAACAGAGAAGAACAACGTCAAAGTATCACTAAGGTACTTAAACCTAGGGCAGATTTCTAATGCAATTTTTTTACGACGGTCAAGTAAGACGATATATTACACAAGTTATTCGTGTATTCAGTAACTTTGTGGTCAAATATGGCGATGGTAGCTTGCACAGAGTGCCAGTTATGTACGGAGATCCAGACAGACAAGTGGCCAGTATTATTCGCGGCAACAGCGAAAACAAAGTAAACAGTATCCCACGTATTGCTGTTTACGTAGAAAGTTTAAGCATGGATCGTGATCGTCTGGCAGATCAAACATTTGTGGACAAAGTTCAAATCAGAGAACGAGATATTAGTGCTGGCACATATACTCAAGGTCAAGGTAAAAATTATACTGTTGAAAGACTAATGCCGACACCGTTTGATCTCAAATTAAAAGTAGATATTTGGAGTTCAAGTACTGATCAAAAATTACAAATACTTGAACAAATGTTGGTGTTGTTTAACCCCAGTTTAGAATTGCAGACCAATGACAACTACATTGACTGGACCAGTATTACTGTACTAAATTTATTAGACATCAATTGGAGTAGTCGCACAGTTCCGGTGGGCAACGACAGTGGCAACGACATTGCCACTTTAAAAGTATCAACACCTATATGGGTCAATCCTCCAGTCAAAGTAAAACATCTCGGTGTTATTACAAAAATTGTTTCTAGTTTATACGGTTCAAGCACTACCAGCGGCACATACGTGGAAGGGCTTGGAACAGATCCGGTAGGTTCCACTACTAGTTTTGGCGATTTCATTGATGTAAATGTTGTAACTATTTCTGATTATAAGATAGAAGTATATGCAAACACAGTACTCGCCTTGGGCCCAGCTGGTTCATTATTTCCCAACGAACCAACTAACGATCCTAATCCTGTAAGATTAACTGCTCCTATAGATTGGACTGAAATTTTTAATAGTTATCCCGGAAAATATGTTGCCGGATCTAGCAGTATCTATTTGAAACAGCCCGATAACACAGAAGTAATAGGCACAGTTGCGATAGATCCACTAGATACTAGTATACTACGTGTTAATTGGAATCCAGATACACTAGTAAGTAACACTGGCATAGATAGTACTGGTAAATTAGATAATATGTTAGGCTACAATGCAACGGCCGGTAATCGTCCCAATAGTCCTGGAACTTTTGATGCTATTATTAATCCACTAACTTATGATCCATTGCGTCCAACAGGTAAAGAAATAGCAGATCAACCTATCATACTTGGTTTGCGCTTCTTGTTAGTTGAGGATATTGGCTCGCTTGATAATCTTAAAAATACTCAATGGACTGGAACCCCGGGTACTGCCGCTACGAATTACAGTACAGTGTGGGGCACACTAGTGGCAAAAACAAACGACATCATTGAATGGAACGGAACTAAGTGGAATGTAGTCTTTAATTCTAGTCAGTTTTACGACACTATGGTCTGGCAAACAAATACATATACTAGTGCTCAGTACATGTGGAATGGTATCTCATGGAACAAGAGCTTTGAAGGTACGTATGACGCTGGATCATGGAGAATAGTCTTGTAACGGATAGAATAGTTTGTAGCGGAGCATTGTTCTACGCTAAATCTACACGACGATTCTTACTATTACAAAAAGCCAGCGGTAAACATGAAGGCACTTGGGGACTAGTCGGGGGCACCAATGTAGTCGGCGAAACTCCATGGCAAGGTTTACAGCGCGAAATTACTGAAGAAATTGGTAGTATACCAAAAATAATCAAAACAATTCCTTTAGAAACATTTGTGTCTAATGACAAGGTGTTTAATTTCCATACTTATTTGTGCGTAATAGATAAAGAGTTTGTACCCGAGCTCAGTGACGAACATCAAGGATGGGCATGGGCAACGGTAGACCGTGCTCCAAAACCCCTGCACCAAGGGTTACGCAATAGTTTTTCAAGCAAAACTATACGCACAAAATTACAAACTATATTTGACCTAGTTGATCTAATTTAAGTACTCCCTAAAAAACTACCTATAAATATGGTATATTATTTTTTAAGGAAAAAAAATGCCAATTTTGAGACCAATTCACGATAGATTGCTGGTTAAAAGAGAAGACGCACAAACAACAACCAGTGGCGGTATTGTTTTAACAGGTTCTTCTGTAGATGAAAAAACTTCAAAAGGATTAATTGTGGCCGCAGGCCCGGGAAAATATTCTGAAAAA